AAGTCACAGTCATATTTGACCAATCCTGTACTCCTGTTGCTAAGTTAACTAAACCTGAACCTAAAGTTTCAAGCGAGTTTATTGCTAATGGAATACCAATGAATGATCCAATGCCTGAGGTAATTTCATTTCCGAATTTTGCAACAGGTTCAACCATAGCAGTAATTACATTTCCAATAGATATACCCGCATTTGTGATATCTGGCGAGGAAAGCCTAACTACTCTTTTAGGAATTAATTTCCCTGCCTTTTCATCAAATTCTTGTTCAATAAAAGATAAATTAGCAAACGCACCGACTCCTTCTGCCAAACCAGTAAGTACGTTTCCAACATTGTTTAAAGAATTCAAACCAAACCAAAGATCTACCCAATCAACATCTTTCAAGTTTTCAGTAAACGCACCGATAATTGACCCGATAACTTCTTTGAGTATTTTAGAATCGCCTTCTTGCCAATTAGCTTCTTTAAATATTTTTAATGATTTAGTAATTGGAAGCAATGCAGATGAAGCTAATAACATGGAAGCTGACATTGTTGCGACCAGCCCAGCCTGAACTGGAACTTTTGCCAATGAAGAAAGTCCGACATCGTCTAATGATTCATATCCTAAGAATCCTGCCATCATACTGCGTAAAGCATAATTAAGATTTTCCCCGTTTTCTTTAGTAAAGTTAGATTTCGCGAATATAGACAACCCAGTAGAAATTGATATTAGCGCGCCTCCTGCCACAACTAACGCTGCTGAACCTGCGATTACTAATGGCGAAATGATACCTACAACACTTCCAATTAATCCCATTGCTGTTACTGTACCTGCTAATATCGCTAAGTCTGTCATGGTCATTTTACCAGCAACAGTATTTGCATAAACTCCTAATCCTATTGAAAATGCTGTTAATGAAGCACCCAAAGCAATTAAGGCTATTGAACCAGAAAGTACTAAAGGAAAAACTGCGGGTATTCCTAGTATAGTACCCACAAGTGCCATGGTCCCTATTGTTGCTCCTAACATCGCTAGTGAATCCCATGAAAGTTTTTCGGCAGCTAATTGTGCATAGATTGCTAAACCTATTGAGAAGGTAGCTAATGCGCCACCTAATAAAATCAAATTGGCTGCACCCTTTTTGGCAGATTTATCGACTGCAGGTAAACCTAATACAGTCGCGATTAAGCCCATTCCACCAATTGCAGCGCCTAACATTCCAAGTCCTTCCCATGTAAGTTTAGGTTGTACTAAATGTACCCAACCTGCCATCACTAATGTAAATATTCCAAGAGATATAGAAAGTCTTTGAAGATTTTGTGTTCCTCTTCTTGCTGATGCATTACCTAAAAGCCTTAATGATATTCCCATTGCACTTATCGCTAATGTGACGGCAAGAGCACCAAGTGCAAAAGGTTTAACAAACAAACCTACCAAGACTAGTGATGCCGAAAATGCTGCAATGGACCACCCAAGTTTAATTAATGTCGATAATGGACCAGAACTTTTGACTGCACTATCTTTACCACCAAAAAGTTTATTATTACCTAATACTTTATAAAGTAAGAAAACAGTAAGACCTAAAGTAGCGACTACTGTTGTGAATACTAATGCTCCAGCAAATATTTGAGGAGCGGCATAAGACATTAATGCCATAGTGACACCGAAAACAGCTATACTATATCCTAGATGTGATAGAGTTTTTAATGGGCTGGTATCTCTAAATCCTCCTGATCCCCATTGTAATACTTTTGATAAAGTCCAAAGTGCTACACCTAATCCTGCAACTACTGTAATAAAACCTAAAGCTCCTTTGGCAATTTGTGGAAGAACATAACTAAATCCGACCATTGTAATACCAAATAAAGCTATTGCCATACCTAAATCTTTTAACCCACCCATTGATTCACTAATTCTTTCGGTATCAATATGTTTCCCCATGGCAAGGTCAAGTAATCTTAGAGAAAGACCGAAAGCAGCAGCGCCCGCGATTGCTAATGGTGAGATAATTAAGAATGCTGACATAGCTAAACCATACTTAATAATACCTCCGGCTAATGAATGAATATTTTCCATTAGTTTGGCTGCCTTGTCTAATTGGTTTTGATCTACTAAAGGATCACCAGTTTCAGGATCAATAAATGCTGTTAACATCAGAACATTCTTGAGTCTATCAACAGAATTTTCAGGTAGTTTGCTAATATTCTTAATCGCACTAAAAAATTTAGGTAACGATTGAACAAGCTTATTGATTTTGCTTGCACCATCACTTATATCAGCAAGAATATCTTTGTTTCTCATTGAATTAATTTCAATAAGTTCTCTTAGAAGATCGTTGGTTTTTCGGGATTCAGACTCAATTTTTTCTAATGATTTAGCCATCCCACCAAATCCTGAAGAAAAAATTGATGGGTCAACAGAACTTGTTTCAGCCTTTTTGGAGTCTGAAGTCTTTTGCGAAATTATTTTCTCGATTCTTTGAACCGAGCCTAATAACGCATTTAGCATTTTTTCTGATGGAGTAGCCATAAAGTAAATTACCTGAGTAGTATATATCTACCCAGGCAACTTTTTCATTTTATTTGAGTCCTTTGAGTTGATTCTGTGAAAGATATTTCTTAAAGGAACTTTGGGAATTTTTAAGAATCGAAGATTGGTCAAATTTTTGACTTTGCTCTTGCGTTTCCCTTTGTTTATTTTTCTTTTCTGAATAATCTTTGAAATTATCCATAAGATATTCAATACGGTAAAACTCTAGTTGATCTAATTCTAATGGAGTTATACCTAATTGTTTAAGAAGAACGAATTCTACTTCATACCAATTCGTCAAGGATATCTGAAATAATGAAAAGAGATTTGATCCCGCCTGAAAAGTTAAGTGGAGCTTCTTGCTCCATACCTCCCGATTTATAGATTATTTTTGGATCAACTCCACTTGCCAATAATTCTGTGAATTTATCATATAATGATATTGTACCGATGTCCCAACCAATTGAGTCGGAAACTGCTTTTTCATAACTGTTGAGCGTTAATGATCTCCAATCTTCGAAAATAAAGTTTCCAAATTTAATGAATGACTCGTCAAATTCTTTATTTTCTCTTTGTTTTCCCTGCACATAGCTTTTAATGAATTGTGCTACTCCAATTGAAGGAATAAAGAACTGAACATCATGTGATATTCTTTCGTTTTTTCTAACTATAAAACTTTTTGATTCATGGTCATAAAACTTTTTAATTCTATCTTCCATGGTAAAATAACTAATCATATCTTTAGTTACTTCAATTCTTTCTGATTCTTTACCTGGTACATAAAGTTTATTTTCACCGTTTTTGAATGTAAATTCTCTAACAGCAAAAATTAGATAAAATCTGTCAATATCTTTAATATCTTTCCATGTACTTGGTCTATCTGGGAATTTGATTTTAACACATTTCTCGATGACAAAATTAAGAATGTCATCCATATTGGAATAGTTAGTTTCGTCAATAGTTGACCAATGTCTAATTTCTGCAACAGATGCAGCTCTAATAACTATTTGTGTACCTTCTGGATAAAATAATCCTTGTGATGGTAAATCCTTAATTGGTACCTCGATGTATCCAATTTCACCGACCATAGGTCTGTCTTTGTTTAAATTAACTTTACCTAAAGATGTTTTTTGTTCTTGATCTTTAACGTATTGTTCTATTTTTTCTGTGTCTGGCATATTAATGCGATTTTAAATGGTTTATTTGTTTATAATCTATATATCTTTATCTAGAAATGAATTTGCTTTGGAGCATAAAAAATGGAGATCTTGCGATCTCCACTTGTGAATATTTGTATCTAAAATTTTTAGTTTAAATTCTATATTTTATTTTTAGAAGATTTCGAACCCTTTTTATACATCAACATTAGATTATCTATATGTTTCATTTCTTCAGGCGAAAACTTTATTTTATTTTTCAGTTTTTTTTTTAAAAACTCAATAGACTCGTCTTCTTGATACTCTTTAGACTCATTCAATAACTCATCGAATGTTTTAAGGTTTTTCATATTTTTAAATTATTACAGAATTGTTTCTTCCCAATAGTCAGCTCGTAATTGGAATCCTTCGATTGCAAATATACCTGCTTCTTCATAATTAAGTTCAGCAACCCCTGGTAATGCGGCAGAAGGAAATACTGTCGGGAATTTCCATTGTTGGTGAATATCACCTTCTTTATTAAACCATGAAACTACCATAGGTCCACCAATATAGTCCTTTTTAAGACCTTGTCGCCCAGTTAATGGATCGTAAATTATATCAGTCCATTGTCTAAGTGCTTTATAGACAAATGCTGAATTATTGTCGTTCAAGTTAACCTCAAAATCCAACATTAAATCTATTGAGGTCTCATCGACCGCACCTCCAGCAAAACTTCTAGTTGTGCCTTTGTATTTTTGTGTTTGGATTTCTGGCATCTTGTTTGTATCTAATCCAGAAACTTTCTTAACGTTTTCAATCACCAGATCCCAGTTCGATACCGCGGGTGGTGGTGTCAAAATAATCTGAAAATGCGCAACATATAGAGGTTCATAATTAGATGTTGAAGTTCTACTTGTTTTATAATGTGGTGCTCCAGCCATTGTGTTATTTATTTATTTTTTCTTTTTTCTTATGCTATTGTAAATCCACCAGAAGATATTGCTCCAGTTTTAAGAACAGTAATTCTGTTTACGAATTTCTGCATTCCTCGTGCTGGCTCAATTCCTACATCGATAATTCCGAAGTTTTGATCGATTGTTTCTGGTGTATTATTAGTTCCATCCATGATGACTTCATAATCAAATACTCCACCAGCATTTCTTACACTTTCAAGATAATTTTCTACAATTGATTTAATTTCTAATCGTGTTGTAGCATCATTGAATTCGTATAAGTATTGAATAAGAACATCTTCAATAGCATTTTCTACTGTAATTAATAGATCTCTAACGTGCAGATTATTAAATGCAGATAATGTTCTTTGGTATGCAGTTTGATTTCCGAATATCATTATACCTACGTTTCTTATAGTTACAATTGGGTTAATTCCAAATGGTTCTAAGAATTCTCTATCAGCAAGTGTGTATTCATATTCAAGACCTACTAATTTAGGATTTGAAAGAATACCTCTTCTTGGTCCTGCAACAATTGCATAAGGTTGACCATTTAAGAATTTTCTGATAAAGTTGTTTGATACATCAGCCGCTGGTGGTACAGAAATATTTTTGTTATTATCTCTGTATGTTACAAACGGTGAGAATACTCCCATAAACTTAGCACCATTTTCTTCATCAGGTAGTGTAAATCTAAATGATGGTCCTAATGATAAGTTTCCACCTGAAGCAATATATTCAGCTTTCAGTGTTGGTTTAGGATTCCCAATTAATGGTTGAGGATCGTCAGTAAATCTAGGATCAGTTGACTCCATAAACTCTTTAATCGATGGCGCATTTAAGATTGCCATACATTTTTGTCTCTTCTTAGCAAGTCTTGCAAGAACAGCCTTAGGTCCCATCATAGTATCAACTCCAAATTTCATGGTATCGATAATATATCGGAAACTTATAATGTCCTTACTTGCTAATGTATCAGCCAAGTTAGTATTTTCAATTACACCGTAGATCTTTTTAGCTTGATCTTGGTTTTTAGGTAAATGAAATTCTGTTAGTTTAAAACCACTGAGGTAAGTAAAATGTAATCTATCAACATAATCATTAATAGGTGTAAATGCGGTTACAGTATCTGCAGTAACTCCGACTGCTGATGGTGCACTTATCTCATATTCTACAACTCCTGTTGATGCATTAATAGATTTAATCTTTCCTGTTACTCTTACTAGATAATCTCCAGCAGCATTTACTAAGAAATAACCAATTTCTATTTTTGATGCATCAGCTTCAGCAATTCTGAATGATGTATTAGACCCATTTAATGAACCAGGAATAATATCAACTACAGTTTTTAGATCTTCAATTGCTGCAGAATAAAGTAATATATCATCACCAGATCCATATGCAGTAGAACCATTCATGAATGTTTCTGCACCTGTTTCACCAGTTACAAAGTCATTTGTTTTTCCTACTATCTGAGAAGTGAGTCCAGCATTTGAATATTGTCTTAATCTTACTCCGAGTGAACCATATTTAAGATTAGATGTTACATCAAAATCAGAACCCCATGCATCATCAATATCGATATAACTAAATGCGTTTGCAGCATAATAGATTAAGTCTCCATCAATAACTCTTGCAGCTTTAATGTCTCTTGCAAGTTTAGATCCTGGGTAAGCTTCAATATAATCCTCATTTGAATTATCTCCTGCTAAATTATCATCAGTATGAACAAATACACTCGCTGGTTCATATACAACTGATACTCCATCAGCTCCACCTACAGATGTTAATAGGTTTGGAACATAGTCGTTATTGTTTGAATATGCTGCCCATTGTGTAATTTTAATATCTGAATAATCAAATGTCGCTATTGCTAAAGCTGCAGCAAGTTCATCAATTTCTTCTTGACCGCCTACATATTCTAGTGGCGAATGTGCCATCGATACAGCAGTTGGTGTGATAGAAATATCGATCACATCAGGTGATCCACCACCAGGTGCAGTTACAGCATCAACTTCAAAATAATGTTTGAATCCTGGTGCTTCAACTAAAATAATTCCGTTTCCTGAACCTGTACTTAATGCTTCGCCTTCTGGTACAGTAATTTGATTAGTACCTCCACCAACTATAAGTGATGCAGTAGTTTCAGTTATATAAGATTCTGCGACACCTTCTGGATTAGAAAGAACCACTCTAAATTCTGAACCGTTGTCAATTACTTTATCAACTTTTACATAATCGTTTCCATAAGTTGAACCATTAGTAGCAATTAATGAAATATTAGATAAAGTATCTAGTAATTCTTGGTATTTCGCAACAGTGAAAACAGTTTGATTTGGCGCCGGTTTCGGAACCACTAAAACATTTCCAAATACTCCAGAATTTCCACCGATTGGTGATGATTCAACGTATGCCGCAGCATAAGTTCCTGCCGCATAATCAGTAGTTACAAAGGTAGGAGTAGCAAGTTGTGCGTTAATATCAAGATCGTCATAAGCTATTGCTTTAGATATTGGTGTGTTGTATGATAAAAAGTCTACAGTATCATCAGTAGTACTGATCAGATTATGTCCGATCATATCAACTTTATATTCTGAATTTGTATAATCATCAAGCTGTTCTCTGTTTACTGACAAGAATACACCAGTTGAAGCAACAGCGTTATTTACTAAGATCTCAATAAATTGATTAGAACCATTACCATCAATAAAGTCAGGTATTATTGATCCTACAAAACTTCCAATTACAGTTGTTTCAGTAAGAGTTAAAAATTCGTTTAGTCTTTCAACTTTTACTCCTCTTGCATCAAAGAAACTAGAGTATACTGGATCTTCGCCAAGTCTCTTATAATCAGTCCAATCACCTTCGATCATAATAATTTCTACGAAATAATCTTCCATGAAATCAAATTCATAAACATAATCTGGAACATTACTTGAACCGTAATATTCTCTAGCAGTTATGTTATATCCTGCAACTTTAGGATTAGGTTTTCTCACTATAAATGATAGTGGAGTCTGTCCTAAATTCACAAGGTTGAATAATCTTCCTTTATTTAGTGGATTATTTTCTGTGATTGCAATAAAGTTTTCAGTATCTGGAAACCAGAAACGTTCTTTATTATAGAAAGAAGTTAATAGATCCTGAGATACAGGTCCATTTTCTCCAGTTGTATTTACAGAAAAAGATTTGTAATCTACTGCATCACCACCTTCATTAATTGGAACGTTGTTAAGTGGTAGTAGATTTAAGGCAAATACAGGACCTGTTTGTAAACAAGTCTCTATTGCTCTATGGAAAAATGATCCTCTTTTTTCCAAAAAGGTATCAGTTTGTCCGAATATTTGTCGAGAAGTTCGAAGATCTCTCAAGAATACTGGAGCATTAAATGGTCCTTTTCTTGAAAATCCTACTACTAATCTTATTGTTTCTGTCGAAAGAACTATTCTTTCAGATGTATCGAATTCTACAGTGTAAACACCAGATGCTTTAAATGAATTTAAATCAAGTGTGATCTTAGCCATTGATCAAAAAATTATTTTTAGTGAGTATGTTATAATATACCTGTTGTATATATTCATTCTAAAAAGATAATTTTTAACTTTCTTATAATGATGATAATACCTTAATTGTGTCAAGGTATCCGTCACCTCCATCATATTCTTCTATTCTTTTAAACATTGCTTCTCTTCTTCGCTCATCGACTAAATCAATGATATCTTCTACATGTTCATAAAAATCTTCACTTTCAAAATAGGGTAATAAATCAACGCAAGACATAGCTAAATCATCATGACTCCCTTGACCCTCATATTGTCCTCTATCGTTTAGTCCAAACGACGATAATTCTTCCACTGTATCTTCATCAGTAACAATAATTCTTTTATTTTGCATTTCTCTTTTTAATTCTCTACAATAAGTTTGTTTATTATCCTTATTAAGTTTTATTCCCACAGATTCACTACTAGCCTTTAACGAATGTTTGCTATACATAAACATTTCTTCAACGAATTCCGGATGTTTAGACATTTTTTCATAAAGATAATGTCCTTTAAAATTTATTTCGAGAACTATTGTCACAATTTCAGGGTCGAATACATCATATACAAGTAACTCAAGAACTTTAGTGACTTCTTCTATAGAACGCAAATTTGAGTGAAATTTCCCAACCTGTATAAGTCTAAAAAAATCGTGCTCTTCACTAAAATTCTTTGTTGTTCTGATTTGTGCTGGTGACATAGCTTCAATTTTAAAAATATTCAAAACTGTATAATCTCGACCTACACCATCTGCTAAATCTATACTTATTGTAAATTTGTCATCTTCTTCCCATATATTATCTGGATCAAAGTCAGGATGCCAAGTCAAATCAATGTAATCCTCTGGAATTAAATCAGTATCTTCAATATCTTTCCATTCATAAGTTTTAGCTATTCTATTTGCAAACTCAACAATTCTTGCAGTCAAGAGCATCGTAGAACTTGCTACAAACTTATTACCGTATTCTTGTTCAAATAATTCAGGAGAACCAAGGTTTTGAATTTCTTGTTCTTTCCATTCTTCATCACGACCAGGTACCTCCCACCAGTCAACTCTGATAGGCGTGTATGTATTAGCACCATTAATTGCACCCATATACAATTGCTTAAATAAATTAGCACCGTTAGGAGTCGAACTAATAATTATTTTTGATATTTTTGATGAGGATAATGTAGGATAAATAGATCTATAAAAGGGCACAACAAAATTTCTTTGAATGTGTGCAAACTCATCAGCATATAATAAGTGGATCGCGAAACCAAGAGCTGCTGTTTTTGTTGTTGCTTGTGAGAAAAGACGGCATCCATTATCGAAACTAAGTCCCAGAGCCCCACCTGAAATAATTCCAGGCTTTAAGAAAAATGGAAGATTTTTAATAATTTCCTTGATTTTACTTACAATTTCTCCAGCAGTAGCTTGTTTATTCGCAACAATTAGAATATTTCTATCAAAATGAAAACATGCATACCAAGCTAAAAAAATACCTGATGTAATAGTTTTACCAATTTGTCTACTAGCAAGCATGATAACAAATCTTTTATCCTTAAACGTTTTAAGCATATCTTCCTGATAAGGTCTTAATACAATATTCGCAACACCTTCATCAGTCATCGCATAACAATATTTATTAGCAAAATAAACTACATCCTTAGAACATTTAACAAACTCCTTTAATTCTATATCTGTTAGCTCAAAATTAATATTTGCCGCTCTGTATTGTGGATTACTTGACCAGAAACACGATGTGTCTGCTTGTCGACCTTCCTCAATAGCCTTAACATTTTCTTCGACCATTGTACTGGTCCATACTTTATTACTTATTGCCATTTTTTATTTATCTTCGTCGCCCATTTCGCCCATTTCGCCCATTTTGTTCATGGCTTCCATTTCACTCATCTCATCATCTTTTAATTCCGTTAAAGCTTTAATCAATGCCTTAGAACCCCGAGTCTTAAATCTTTCTACTTCTTCAATTTCTTCACTATCATCAATTCGATTTTCTGATTTTTTGATTCTATAATCTTCATGGAAACTTTTATACGCATTTTCCATTACTAACATGAATTGGGCCATGTGTTTAACAATTTCCATTTTTGACCTTTGTAGAGATGCTAAAACTTCAAATGTTCTTGGGTGTAAATTACCGTCGTCAATCTCACCCAAAAGTTTAATGATTGCATGTTCAGCAGTTTTCATCTGAAATAACAATGATGATACAGTTATTTTATCAACTTTGGTTTTTTGTTTAACGTAATTGACTTTTTCGATGATTTCAGGATTAAGATAAAACTCTGCAATCGATAAAACTATTTCTGTAGCTTCATTGTCTACAATTTCCTTAACATCGTGATAATTAAGAAACCCTGGATCATGTCTTTTGAGTGTTTTGCTAGCACGGTCAACATCAACTTTCAATTCATCTCCAGTCTGTTGTATAAGCTTTTCAAGTTCTTTACGTTTTTTTATTTCTCTATCTCTTTCGTCTTGATCGACTTTTGAATTATTTGCCATCGGTGGTTTGTATTAAAAAGCTGAGTTGCTTTAATCTCAAATGAAAAGCAATCAAGGCTCTTGATTTATCAGAATTCTTGTCTTCTTCCCGCATATTTTGCATAAGAAGACTCATTGTATTATTCGGTTTTTTAATTATCATTTTGTGTGTGCTATAAATGGAAGCTGTGAAGAAGGAAATGCGTTATCAATTATTATAGTACGCTGTTCGTCTTGTACTATATTTTGGTTTAACAAATTTGCCTGCTTTTCTGCTTCTAATGTTTGGTCATATACTCTGATATTTGTTAATATCAAATTAGATGCATTTATTTCGTAATTTGTGTCTGAGATTCTTTCTTCAGAAGTCACATTATTTATTGTCATGGAAAAATTGTTGTATAGATCGGTGGTTTGTGGAGAGCTTAAAACTCCGGATATCCATTTTCTTTCCCATAAATGTAAACTTATTTGTTTAAATTTGTTTGAGATATTTATGAACAATCCATGGAATTCGCCATTGATTAGATTTTTATTTAGTGGTATTAAATATTCTTCTGAATTAAGTGTGATTATGAAATAACGATTTGCAAAAAGATCTATTTTAATACCTTGATTATTTGAATAGCCACTTAAAAAGTTGTTTGGTACTATTTTTTCTACTGTATAATTTGACATTCCACTCCACATACTATTGAAATTATCAAGATAGTTAACGATATCAGAATTAATCTTGAGTGTAAAAGAAGTCGGAGAATTGACTGTTATAATTTTCCCGTAAAATGTTATTTCTGGTACTCTAGAAAATTTAAGATAATCACCAACATTATATGATCTATTTTTATTAATCGTGATCAATAATTCGTTAGTGTTTGTATCTAATGCTTGTGATAGTAAGTTATCCTGTGGTGCATAAAATTTGAACTTGTCAGTAGCAAACCATGAACTATATGAAAATTCTGCATCTTTAGATAAATTACCGACTTCGCGGTAAACTATGGCAGGTTCTTGTTCAGTATTTGAAAGATTTACCAGACTTGAAAGTCTATATTGATATTCGGAAATGATGGTTGAGTAGTTTTCTAGTTTATACTCGGAAATTTCTATATCCTCATGAATCTTGCTTCTAGATGGATCGTATTTACCATCTCCCTTAAATCTACTATATTGATCAGGTTTAGCAATTTTCTCTTCTTGTTCTCGATATTCTTGTTCAAAAAGTTCTGACGAATCTGTAGTTAATGCGTCTAAAGTATCTCGTATTTCTTGAGATTCATATCTATTTGCTTTAGGTTGATATTTAATCAAACTCACTTTCCAATATGAATCTCTTTCCATAAATGCTTTGAAAAGATATGAACTTATGACTTCATAAACTCTATTGTTAAGTTTAAAATAAAGAACATCTCTTTTTTGCGGTGCTGTAGAACGACCAAAAATTTCTTCCCAATAATTCTTATCAATATGAACCTCGAAAGGTAATTCAAAATCTATACCAAATGGATTATGTTGAAGAGCTGCATCAGGAAACTCGTTATTATCGACTAGCACTTTAAGACATTTTTGTTGAGTTACAGAATAAATTGAATATTCATTAAATGTGATATCTTTAGATTTTACGTCTGGATCACATTTAAAATATTCAACTTCATGACCAAAAAGATTATTGACAGCATAACTTAATTCTTGGTAAAGACATGCAGCAGGATTAACATCGTAAGGATTAAAACAAAGACTCTGAAGATCGACAGTGCTTAATAAATTACCATTTTCTGAGCATGTAAATATGGGTGATGTTATCGAGTCATTCTTATTCGCCTTTTTAATTTCTAGATCTAATGAAAAAGAATTGATAGTTACAGCACCCGATTCGATTAATGTGAATTTGACTTCGACCCACAATTCTTCTAAAATATTTAATTCTACTTCTCTCAAAGTATCCATGGTCATTGCTGTCCACGCTGAGTATATTTTATTGTCTGTTGACCATCTAAATTCCTTTGAAATGTTTTCACCGGAAACCTCCAAAAAGAAATCTCTGATGCGTATAACATTCAGAAATGCTTCTTTTTGATCATATATTACATAGTCACCAATATTGCTAAGTTCTTGCATAAAAAAAAGGATTATTGATAGTATATATCAACAATCCTTAAAGTATATTTAATTTTACACTAAACTATCAAGAAACTTGATTTTGCCCAAACTCATCGTCTCTTTTCTACATTGTCAACTATTGCGTAAATATGCAACTTTGCCTCGCCAAAGAAACATGATAAATGTTATGCTTTGACATATCATCATTTAGTTTTCTTTGCCATTCAAATTGTTGTTAATCATCTAAGCCAATTATTCGAATGTATTTTTTCAAATCAGATGCATTTAATCGACCATCCATACCATCATAGCCATCCATATTATTGCCACTAAGTACTGCAATTGCACTAATTGTTAGTCTGTCGCCTTGATCTGCACCAAATTCACGTATTAATTGTTGCTTTAATCTCTCAGATACGACTTTTACATAATAAAACGTTACCTTATGCTTAAAGTAGTACGAGTTAAAGTGATCAGCAGATTTATATGTTGTGCACCATGCGCTATCAGTTTTTCCATCAGAACATTTTCTATATGCAAACTTTGTGATTCCTAGCTTTCTTGAT